CAAACTGATATATTAGACTGATCTAACAACTGCAAAACATAGCGATTCATGCAGGGATTATCAGAAAATAGCTTTCAAATTAATGTCAATTTACTGCAGGTTTTATTCTTTTAAACAGGGGGAAAGTTGTACCAGCTTAGACCTCATCCTCTTCCTCTGGGATCTCCAAGCTGATCCGTCTTCTTGGTGCATAATTGTTAGACAATACACCCTTGCGCTTCTTCTTGCCATCATTTCTAAAGTAGCAATCAGGTGTGATGGCTGCATCGTCTGGGTGGTGGATCTCCCTGAGATCCTCTAGCCTTTGTGCCATAACTTGCATCTTCTCCTCTGAGCCTGGTAGATGTTCAGTCGGGAAATCGGGTAACCCAATAGGCTCCATAAATGCGTTGGTGTTTCGCTCTACTCGGTGTCGGGTTTCGATTTTAAGCCTGTCAGATTCTGGCCTCTGATAACAGGCAAGGCATAAGTTTCTAGATTTGTGGGGCTTGGTTTGTCCGCAGAGAAGGCAGTCTATCATCCTGACATTTCCCATAGGGGTTCCTAATGCGGATCCATCCTAGGGTCGTGCTTCAACTTTCTTATAATACCTGACACAGTCTACTCTAACATCTTTATTATGAGACCGCCAGCTTAACAGATGACCCCAAACGAAATGACAGCGGCCACTGCTCATGCATAAGGGAATCATGTTGGAAAAATCTAGCTCTCTAGATCTGTCTAGGTGATAGGGAATCTCATGGTGAACCTCTACCTTTTCAGTGGAACCACAGGCAGCGCAGAAAGGATGCAGCTTTAGAAACTGCTTCCTGACTGCGGGCCATTTGCTGGATCTGGGTATCCCAAAACATAACCTAGAGGGCTGCACTGATCAGCATCTTAATTAAGACCTTCAACACAATTCCCCAGGGGATGATCCCGAATTGGATAGGGTCACCATTGGCTGGTACTGTGTAGAAGCCTTGGATCCGTTCAAGCAGGGCAACCACTTCATCATCTGAGATAGGAAATTCCTGCACAGGTTCAGGTTCTGCACTTTTAACTGGAACTTGGGTGGCAGCATAGCCTGCCAAATTCCATGCAGCGTTTAGGGCAGTCTGCAATGGGATGGGTTTACCCCTGAGACGATCAATCAAAAGACCAACTGCTTCTATTGGAAGATCTACTGGAAATGGTAATAGCATTAGGCTTTATCCTTAGTTTGAGAAATCTTGTTAGCTAAATTAATGATCTGGCTATTCTGATCTACTTGGGTGTTGCAGATCTTTTCAATGCTTGACTCTAGACGATCCAAAAACAGCAGGTGTCTTTGGTGAATGGGCATTAGGATGTTGTTTCCGATCCACCTAATCGTGCTGTAAATGGAATAGCCTATCGCAGCGAGTGCTGCAACAGGCACACCCAGTTTATCGATCAGGTTAGGCCAATCGATTTCAGCCACAGCATCCACCTTTTTTGAATCTGCCTTTGATTCTTAATCGGTCCCTGATGATTCTTGGTGCGGGTGAGCTGCTCACCGCTGCGCCTGACACACAGCTTTTGCTGTACTGGTTGCACTCCTTGCAATCCACTGGTGCTGCTGCCAAAATTGCTGCTACGATAAAATACATACTGACTCCTAGTTAAATTAACCAATCGAGTTTCTGTACTGGGAAACCCTCAAAATTAGATAGGGAAAACACTTCCCCATCGTCACAGATCCATTGCATATCCTTTGCGGTGATCCAAAATCCACCCTCTGGTTCATGATAATTGCCAGGGCTTTTGCCATGACAGATGCCCCATGAATTTTGAATCCAAAAGATGTCTTTAAGTTCGGGATGATCAACCCAACCTAGGCAGCACATCTGATGACCCCATGTGGTTACCCTTCTATTTAGAATGACTGCAGGGGTGCCTTTAATGGATGGTTGCATTTCCCCACCCCAGTTAGATGCACAGGTTAAAGGGTAACCATTGATTAGGGCAGCCTTGGCATCTTGCCATGATTTGATTCTGGCTGAAGTTTGCAGAGTGTATTTTTTAGATCGTAATAGGAATGCGGGTTTGATTGCTGCGCCATCTGACCATGTCATTTCGGCAGCTTCACCCCAGGTCAAACCACCATCGACTAACTTAGGCTGTGGCACTGAGGCATCGTTGGATGGAAGGGTGCCAAATTTCATCAGTGCTTCTATTGCTGCACTGCCAAAGCTGCCCTCACCTTTACCACTCATGCCAGCAAGTTCGCGCGATTTACCATAAGGGAGTAGCCAGAATGGACATACTGGATTTTCAAGCTGGCCTAGTTGATTCACCTCTATGGACTCAAGGCACCAGAGTGCCATGCCCAAACCATTGCCTACACAGGATCCGGTCTGCTGATAAAAGGGGTGGTGATCCTTGATGAATCTGTAGAGAAGGGCTTCCTTGGGTTCTTTATACTTGCCACGGATCTTGAATGGTTCCCATCGAGACTGGATTTGTGTGTCCATCTCGATTTGCTCGGCAGTGCGGTCACAGGGTGGAATCCATCCTAGATTGGATGGTCCGCTCATTTAGTTATTCGCTCTAGGGCTTTAGATATTTCCATAAATTTCCCACTTATCATCTTTTTTATTTTGTCATCCAGCTTTTCATCTGGATCAGTCGGGAAACCTGACAGCTCAGATTGTATCCTTACTCTTATTTCTCGCAAATCTGAAGGACTCAACACCTTTCCCACCGATTCCTTGCACATCGCCAATAACTCACCCGCTGTCGTGACTTCCTCACCCTTAACAGTGCTGGCAAAGCTGGAATAAAGGCTGGATAGTTTGTTTACTTTTCCCTGCTTGTCATCCTCTGTGAGTGACACATAAAGGGATTTAAGTTCTCTAATTAGTTTGCTGGTTGCCTCATCCGGTGCTGGGGTTGGTTCGGGTGGATCGCCAATGATGACTGTGGTGAGTGCAGGTTTAGATGCTAAATCCCCTTTAGCTGAATAGGCTAGGACTCGGTATTTGCCAGGGTTGTTTGCGCTGACTACTGCGGTGGTGGTATCCCTAAGAAGTTCCACAGGGAACAGGTTTAGACCTGCATCGAGTACCACCCATTGAACGCTCTTGCAATCGGTGACTGATGGGATGCTGATGAATTGCCCTGGTTGCCCATGGATCTCGGGTGGCAGGGTTACCACCTGACCAAAAGATAATAGTAGGATAGGTATTAGGTTCATGGTTGTGCCTTGAGTAATTTTCGTAGCTGTTTAATTTCGGCTTTGGTTAAAAAGTTATCCTCTTGATCTGCGTCACGCTTCTCTTTATCCGCTTTGCGTTTCGCTTTTTCTTCTGGCGAAATATCTTTGACTTTGGTTTTCACTGACCATTTACCCTTCACCTTTTTGGGTGGTTCGACTTCTGTGTCTTGCGTTAGATAGTCCGTTGGCGGTGTGTCCTCTATTTCGACAAGGACATAGGTGCTGCCTTCAATCTCGCCACCCTGCCAGCCTTCACCAAAGCTAGTTTGCGGATGGTCTCGCTGTGGATAGGATGGAAACTCAAGGATAGTGTCACCGTTTATTTTTGCGTAATTAGGCACTGCTCTCCCCTTATGTTTCTTGGTATTAGTTGGATGTTACTAGGGTCGTTGTTCATTAAAATCGGTGTGCCTTCTGGAACTAGGCCGATCTCTTGCAATGCTGCCCATGCTTCTGGACAGGACATAGCGTTTCTTATTTTCGCTGGACTCGGATGCCCTTGAGCTAAAATCTCTGCGTGAATTTCCTTTGCCACCCATACTGCAAATTCATTCGCTGCGTTGAACTCAAACATCTGTTCATCCGTGTAGCCTTCAAGCCTGGTTGGTTCTGCGATCTCGTAAAGTTCGGCCAAGAGCTTTTCTAGGATGGCTATCTCTTGATGGTTGAGAATGTAGGCTTGCTTTTGGCTTTCTTGAACGGATTCTATTTCGATGATCTCGGCTTCTAGTTCCAAGGTTTCATGTTCTAAGTTGCTGGTCTTTCGCAAGTATTCAAGCTTGGCCTTCTTTGCTGCAAACTTTTTAGCCCCTACTTCCTCTAATGCTCTGGCTCGATGTCGGCCTTCCAAGAAGCCAAGGATCGTCTTGATTTTTTCCCATACGGTTTCACCTATTACCTGTGTTCGATAGTTAAATTCCGAGTTTAGTTTTGATGGCATTGGTTAACTTCCGTATGAGGATGCTGCAAGGAAGTACCTAGCGGTACCAACACCAGTCGTGTCGCCTGACACTACACCTGTACTCGAAACTAGGTTCGTCACGGATTGATTGGTGCCGGTTGTTCCATAGCCAAAAATGGCTTTGTCTGTGCCGTAACCTGCTGCTGCAAGGAAGCGTCTAGCGGTACCAACACCAGTCGTGTCGCCTGATACTACACCAATGTTGCTTACTAGGTTTGTCATTGATACAACACCAGCGTCAAGACCATATCCAAAGATCGCTTTATCCGTTCCGTAACCTGCTGCTGCTAGTTGAAGCCTAGCGGTACCAACACCAGTCGTGTCAGAAGAGGAAACGCCAGTATTTGAAATTTTATTTGTCACTGATACATTTACCGTAGTGGTACCGTAGCCAAAAATAGCTTTGTCAGTCCCATATCCGGCTGCTGCTAGGGATTGTCTAGCGGTACCAACACCAGTCGTGTCGCCTGATACTACACCAATGTTGCTTACTAGGTTTGTCATTGAAACAGGGCCATTCCCATATCCAAAAATAGCTTTGTCAGTCCCATATCCGGCTGCTACTAGATCATACCTAGCGGTACCAACACCAGTCGTGTCAGAAGAAACTGCACCGATATTGCTTGCAAGATTTGTAATTGAAACAGGGCCATTCCCATATCCAAAGATGGCTTTGTCAGTTCCATATCCGGCTGCCGCTAAACCATACCTAGCGGTACCAACACCAGTCGTGTCGCCTGATACTACACCAGCATTTGAAACTAGGTTTGTCATGGATAATACGCCACCACTATAACCATACCCAAAGATGGCTTTCTTGCTCACTCCACCTTTAGATACACCCATGATTTTTCTAGAAATTGGCATTTTAGAAGTTCTGACCTCCAACCATGCTATACCAAGTGGTGCCTGCATCCCAAGTCGTTAAAACAAAGATGTCGACCTTGGCATTAGTGCTGGTTAAAGTTGGTGCGGTTCCGCCACTCCATTTCACTGCTGCTGGCCAAGTGATAGCGTAGGCAGTTCCATTCATCGATAGTGCTAAAGTAAGTCCGTATGCGGTTCCGGTAGTCGGTATATTAGAAAAGGTGATGCTGGTTATCGCTGCATTCAATGAGACTGCGAACACATTACCAGAGGCGCAATTTAGCGCAAGAACACCAGAGGCAATTGCTGGTGCTGTCTTGGTTTCATTTAGTCCGGTAATCGTTGGGGTGGTCAGTGCTGGACTGGTAGCTAGTGCGTTTGCCCCTGATCCAGTGGAAGTTGTGACCCCTGTGCCACCTGATAAAACAGCAAGTGTGGCAGATAAAGATGCTGCCGAACCTGAGGTGTTTTGATTTAAGGTAGGGAAGGTACAATTGGTTAGCGTTCCGCTGGCAGGTGTGCCAAGAATAGGAGTCACTAAAGTAGGTGATGTCAGCGAAAGCGTGTCGCCGCTTTGCAGTTCCTGCACTGTGGTCGTGTTCACTACTAATGGATATCGTGCTGCCATGGTGTTTCCTTAACTGACAGTTACATTGACGGTGGTAATGCCACCAAATAACAAGACTGGTAATGAGCCATTTGAGATCGACACATTCTGCACTGAGCCACTGTAGAGCGTGACAGGTAAAACAGTGACTGATGAAGCACCTATCTGAATAATGCTGGCCGTTCCTGAATCCTTGCGTGTGTAGAGCTTGCCATCGTAGGTGTTGATTCCAAGCTCACCAAGTGCGAGATCACTCGTAGTTGGCACTCTTAAAGGCACTGCGCTCTGTTTTATTTTGATGGTATTAGCCATGAGTATTCCTAGAAGGTTGAACCATCGATGGTTGATGAACTGCTTAGATAGTCAGTTCCTACGGTAGCTGCTACTAGAGCGGTTCCTGATTTCTTAAAGATGCTGCCATCGGTTGCTGCTGATAGATCCCCACCTGTGCCACCTTTAGCCAGGCTAATTGCAGTGGCTGACCAAGTGCCTGTGGTGATCGTTCCTAGGGTAGTAATAGATGACTGACCCACCCATGTTGATTTTATCGTCAGGTTTCCAGACCCATCTGTCCCAATGCTAGTGTTATCAATCCCCACATTTAAAGTCGTTCCTGAGAAGCTCAGAGCAGTTCCAGCAGTGATAGCACCTGAACTGCTGAACATGGTGAATGCTAGGGAAGTTGTTCCCAGAGTAATTGGGTTAGCAGTGGTCAGCACATAACCTTTGCCAGCATTAGTTGTGCCCTCTTCCACAAAGGTGAATGCCCCTGAGTTAAACTCGGTGGATGTGTCACTGTCTGCGCTGCGTGTCCAAGATCCTGCAGCAACATCATAGATGCCGTTCTGACTGCCTGTCGTTTGGTTTTTTACTAGGACTCGATCACCTGCAATAACTGCAATTGCATCGATGGTTTGTGTGCCTGACAAGGTGATGTTTGCAGTGGTTGCTACCCTTACCGATGCCTTAACATCTAGGCCACTTCTAGCTGCGTCTACATAGGCTTTGGTTGCTGCATCCTGTGCGCTAGTGGGGTCTGATAAGTTGGTTATTTTATTTGAGTTCATCGACACATTAGATGTAGGCACTGCAAATTCATCGAGCCTTTTGCCAAGCACATAAGTGCTGATACCAGTTCCTGAGACTGTGCCAGTTAGCACAATGGAGCTGGTAAAGGTGTTAGTGGTTCCACTCCATGTTTGGGTGTTTGAAAGATACCCAGTCACACCAGGACCAAAGGCAGAAACTACAGAACTAGCCACACCTGAACCTGCATCCCCATAACCATAATAGCCGATCCAGCCAGTCGACCCACCCACCTCATTGACAGCCATCTCACCATTATAAAGTGAGGCAGGGGAACCAGCAGACCCGCCAGCAGCTCTGCGCTTAATCCTAATCGTGTTAGCCATGATGCAAGATCCTTAATAGAGGTTCAAAAATTTCCGCCATCGAGTTTATTAGAGTTAGTCCAGACACCCAGACCTGCTGAGTATTTGACTAGATCGCCATCTGCTGGACTGACTATCAAAACATCGGTCAGGTCATCCAGTGCGCCTGCTGTGGTAATGCCACTTGGTCCGGTTGGGCCTGCAGGTCCAATGATTCCTGGGGTGGAAACACTGATGGCATTAGATGGAAACAGCACACTAATTCTGCCAGCACCCGCATCCACCACCGAAACGATTCCACCTGATTGGCTGACAGCGATAGCATTGCTGTCCTGGCTGATTAAGATCGTGTTGTTATTCTCGTCTACAGTTACACTCATCTTGTCACCTCTGCCTTCACGATGAATTTGCCTTCTATGAGTCGCGTTACTTTGGTTGAGGGTGCGGTGATTTCAAGATCATACACATAGGTATTAGCTGCGATAGCTGACATCGTAGAAGCATCCACTAACAGGGTTAGGGTTCCAGCAGCTCCATTGATGGTGATGCCTGCAGTATGGGTCAGCTCTAGAATTACAGTAGCAGATGCTGCGGTGGATCGGACTTGCATCTTAGCGGTGTAACTGGTGATATTGATAATCGCATCTAGGGAGTCGGTATAGGTGATGACTCTCTCTAGGGTTGCGCCCTGCTCAGCGAGAAAGGTATAATTTCCTGCAGCCATAGTAGTGATCTCCTAGAAAAAATTACCACCATAGTTTCATCAGCCGTCTGACTCAGGGTGCCTGACTTGTAGCCTTCAAAAGCGATCTCTTCACTTGCCATTCTTTTTCCTTGGCTGCATCAACCTAGCTTGAATCTGTCGGATAGTAACTCTGATCAAGCTTGGCACAATATCACAGGGTTTTTCGATGATCTCGATGATCAGGAATCCACCTGAAATCACATATAATCCAGTGATGCCCTGGTAATGCCAGTGCTGATCCTTCCCTAAGGATACCCCAGCTTTAAGCGCATCTCCAAACAGTAGAGATTGAGTCCATGAAGGATGTAACTCAAAGTGAATAACCATGGGTGGATCCTTTTAAATGGCTATGTACATCCACCCATGCAGGTTGGTGGTGGGGTTGCCATTTCCATCGATGTCTGCGGGTCTGACAATGGTGATGTAGAATGGTACACCTGCAGTGACAGCAAAAGATCCTGTTAGGTTATCTGATGAGGGCATCCCATAGGAAGTAACATGGGTTCCGTTGACATTGGATTCAAGAGTGTGGTTCGTGAAGGTGAAATTATAATTGAGAGTACCAGTCACTGCAGGGGTTATTTCCCAGTTCACATAATCGGATCCATACTGACTCGAGCTGGTGGAATCTAGGATGGCTTCATCACCCAATTTCCCAGCACCTGTGAAACTGTTATCAAAAGTACCATTAAAAGTATTCAGCCCTGCGCCAATGAATAGATCTGGTGGAGTAGGGGTCGGTGTTGGTGTAGGAGTCGGTGTAGGGGTCGGTGTAGGGGTTGGAGTAGGGGTTGGTGTAGGAGTCGGTGTTGGTGTAGGTGTAGGAGTCGGTGTAGGAGTGGGGGTAGGAGTTGGTGTTGGTGTCGGCGTTGGGGTAAAATTAATATTAAATGGATCACTTAAACTAGAAATAAAAGCACTTAAAGAATCACTGCTGATGTAGTAGTCATTAGCATAAAAAACATTAAAATCCTGTGGCGACTGATATCTTTTTCTAGCGGTGTGTTGATGTGAAAAAAGCAATCTTGGCAGTCCAACTGTATCTTTTATAGGGTAACCAGCATAAGGATCATATCTAGTATCAACCCATAGATCTGGAGCTACAGCGGTATTATATCTAGGCACTGGCGAGAAAAAAAATCTTCCTGGTATCTGGTAAAAAACAAAAACATCTGAAGCCCAAAGGGAAGACTTAGGGTTGTAGGTCAGTGTTATATGTATATCATCAAGCATAATCTTTGCAGGTGTTACAGAAGACAGGTTCCCTGATGTCTTAATCATGTAGGCAGATGGCATATACATCGTCAAAGTAGTAGGCATAGGTAGCATCGTGCTAGCAGATCCAGGCACAAGGCCAACTGGTGATGATGGGCCAGAGGTCAAAGCTGGACAGCAAACAACATCATCAACATCTTCTGCTGCATAATTAACCATTGAGGTAAAGAGCGAACGAGAAAATACACCGGATCCTTGTGTAGCATCCGTATACTGTTGAAAATACATTGGGTATTTTTTAACTGCATAATCAAAAAAAAGTTTTCCAGCAGGAAAAAAATATGAGTAGTCATCAAACACCAGTGAGGTGATACCTACTCTTGCGTCAGCGGTGTTAAGGTAAAACCCTTTTTGTTTGTTAGTCGTACCTTCTAAAATAAAGGTAAATCCGTTGTCGATGTACTTTGCGATAGGTTCTATTGTCGCCTCTATCGTGATCGGTGTGGTGCCTATTGTGATCGGCACATCTAGATTAATAGTGAACCATTGCCCTGCATAGGTGCCTGCGCCAACTTTGAAATACTCAGTTTTGGTGATGTCGTAATCAGTAGGGTAAAGAACTCTGCCTCTGCTCCATGCTCCTGATGAGACAAACCAGCTATCATTCTCTCTTGGGTCGGTCTGGTTCATTAGCAAAATTTCTGATCCAACTGTCAAGGATCTGCCACCTGCTACCCTGATTAATCCGGTGACCGGATCGAGTGTGCCAGAAAGAACTTGGTTTTCGTTGGTCGCTATAAATGGGGTTTGTGTTGATGCTTTCCCATAGGAAAAATCATAAGCCCTTGTCCATGCACCCGATGCCACCTCATAGATTCCATTCTGATTGCCTGTTGTTTGGTTCTTTACTAGCACCCTATCCCCAGCAATCAAGGCAACCCCATCAATCGTCTGTGTTCCTGAGAGCGTAATATTAGCAGTGGTAGCTGCTCGGCATGGTAGCTTGACTCTAAGTCCAAAAGTGCCAGCATCAATATCTGCCCTTACTCGTAGCTGATCAATCGTGAAAATTACTGGGTTGGTTTCGGCAGTCCAGTCTGCCATGTTTCCGTAAATCTTTGAAGGTGTGCCGTATTTGATGTAATAAAGTTCATTTACTAAAGGCTCAGGAAGTGTCTGCTGGTAACTATACCCATCAAAAGAAAAAGGTGTATCTGGAATAAATCTTTTAGGAAAAACAATAGCGTGATCCGTATGCGAGTAGCCAGCAGCATAATCGACAGTAAAACCTCCTGTCGTGGTGTTGATTGATTGGATGGGTATAAAGAACCGTTCTGGCTTATATATGGCACTAGCAGCATTATCAAGATTGCCGTTTTCCCATCGGAGGTTTCGTTGTGCAAGTTCCATCAGCTTATTAACCCCTGTGATCGAATGCGAGCTAATAGAAGATTCACTTGCGCTGTCAAATCATCAATGGCTGTTTGTGCGCTTGATACTGCGGTGGCTAAATCTACACTAGAAATGGTGTGCGCTGCCACATCTGCTACCGCTGCTAATGGCCCTGTGTATTGCAAACCAGTTCCACCACTATTCACCTTTACAAATTTTCCTCCATGCCCTGTGGTTGAAGGAAAATCTGTAAGTGCTGTTAGCTGTAAAGTTCTGTAACCCTTGACCCCTGCTGATGTGGTTCCATACACCCGATTATTCCCTGGGCTTGTTTCATCATTCAATAAACTTAAAGCAACATAGGCAGGGTCGTTAGGGTTGCCACCGCCTGACAAACTTTTTGTGGTGGTGATGTTGTTTGCTGAAAAGGTAACGGATGCGTTACCAGATCCTACAGTTAGCACCTTATAGGCATTGCTGCCCCATACTGATGGAGTGTCAGTCAATGCAATGAAGGTGGATGCAGTAACATCGGTTAAAGCTCCAAATTCCAACGCAGTAGCTGCATCATTAACCTTAACCACTCGGCCTTGATTACCAAGGTAGCTCGATGGCGTGACATCGGATAAAGCTAAGAATTGCCTTATGACTGCGTTATCGTAATCAGCACCTGACAAAGTAACTGTGGATACTTCAATCCCTGTGGGTGTACAGATAACATCGGTGACTACCTCTATAGTTGCAGAACCACCACCAGAGGTTGCGGCTGCAGGTGGCAGACCTATCAGCACCCTTGGCTGTTCTGATCCGTTGTACCCAAAGATAGTGCCTAGGTAGAATCCCTTGCCGATGCTCGGTGCAGTCTGGCCTTCAGATAATTTAGGTGTGAAGGTCGTGCAGGTAATCCCACCAGTAACCAAACCATTCACATCATTTTTGCCCCACTGCATCAGACCTGCAGAATCTACCCCTGAGTTGATCGGATAACACAGCACAGCACCAGGGATGATCCAAGCCTTCACTGTGCTGTCATAGGTGCAGGTTACTGTGGATGGTACATAAGACCAAATCAATGCAGGTGCATGATCCAAAGGAATAGTATCATCGATCTCTGCTGAGAAGTTTCCATCCTTGGACTTCTTCAAGAGTCGCAGTAATGACTTTGCTGTTTCAAATTCAAATGCTACTGGGTCTGGCATTAGAAGAATCCTAGTCCTGGTAAAGTTGCAAAGTTGATGGTGCCGTAAATTGTGAATGCGGTGTATATTTTAAAACTGTCCGCAGCACCCGCTGCAGTCTTTTTCCCTGCCCCATTCAATCTCACTGGTTGCGTAATCTTAACCCCACCCTCAAAAATAGGTGCGCGCTCGCCATCATCCTTTTTGATCCTGAATCCCATATCAAGGATGTACATATCCCAACCAATCACTGTGGTTCCATCCACTGGGCTTAAGCTGGTGTTAATCTCGATTTCATAGGTCAATCGCCAATACTGAAGACTGCCTTCCAGCAATAGTTCGGTGTTAATATTCTTAATCTTTCCAGTCTTAGCTGGGATCGATAGAACACACCCAGTGCCTGTGGTAAAAGTTACACTAGTGCTATTCACCTTGCCTATGTAGGTGGCTAGGGTGTAGCTGTTGATAGCTTTAACATTGCAGCCAATCGAAAACACTGGCCTAAACTTTTCCACTGTGATCGGTGGTACAAAAGGATCACCTGCACTGTTGTTGATGTTCGGCACTATGTAAGGAAAACTAACAAAGTTTACCTTAAAATCGGGAGGCCTTAGGGTTGGGTTCTTTTCTCGGTCTTCTGGTTTCTGCCCTGACTGTTGGGTTTCCACCTGAGGTGGTGGAGTGCTGCCGTCAGAGCTGCTAGAGGATGCGTCAGGGTTGGATGAATACTCAATCGAGCATTTCCAAGTTTGCGCATCACCCTGCTCTGGGCTGATGTTTACAGACTGCACATAGGTATCGAAATCACCTGGGTAATTATCCCCAATCTGGGGGCAGTTAGCATGACCATAGATCGCATCATAAATGCCGATATCGGTTTGCTCGATGCTGTCGGTGTGAACGATGAAAGTTCGGGTGTAGGTGTTCTGGTAGCTCTTATCTAAAGTGCCTTTGCGCTCTTCCCACAGTTCCTCAAATAGATCAATAGCCATGATGATTCCTAAGGGTTAAGGGCCACTGCAATTTGTTGGGCTCTTGGCATTTGTGCGGGTAGTCTGTCGATGGCTGCAGCAATTTCTCTAGCTGCTTCTAACTGTTGGGCTTCTACCTCTGCAGCAGCTTCCATCAGTTGCCTGATTTCTTCCTGAACATTTTTAGCTTTGCCCATCTCGTCAATTTTGACTTGGAATGCTTCTGCGGATCCAGCTTGAACTGCGGATGCAAATTGCTGTGGACCGCCTAGCCCAGTTGCTTCTTTAAGCTTCTTGATAGCATTGGCACTGCCAAGCGCAAAGGCCATAACACCCGCTGGGCCTTCCTTGAGCATACCCCTTAGTTTGGCTACTTCATTTTCATACTGTTGCAGAGGTGTGATGTTATCGGCAAAGAACTTCTTAAACCCTGCTTCCCCCACATGGATAGGCTTATGAACTTTATCATCTAGCTCCTGCCACTGCTTATCAAAGTCGGCCAATTCCATGGCAGCTAATTGCATCTCTTCTTCTAATGCAGTTAGCCAAGTACCACCCCCATTCATCTGTTGGGGTGGTTCAAACACTGGATCATCAGGACCAAAGCCAGCACCAATCCCACTCATGTCAGTATCCACTAATGCTTGGGCATTTTGTGCTGCTAGATCAAAAGCATTGGCAAGGTTGTTTGCTGCATCCGCTGCGTTATTTGCAGCACCACCAATGGTCTCTATTCCATCGGACCACTCACCCACATTCAGAACAAATTCGCCTGTTGAAACTACAATTTGCTTGAAAAGGTCTGCCACAGGATTAT